TGCTGTATACTGTCAACATATCTTAGGTTTATTCTTATGTTATCCATCTTTACATTATACGAGGCAGCCTCGCCTCTCTTGCCAAACCTGAACTCTATGGGTTGGGCATCTTTATCCATGACAATATTATTGTCTAATTATACTTAAATATTATCAGTTTTTATACGCTCTTCGTCATATTTTACCTTCAGATATATGAGATAATTAATCATGTCGACTATGGTATCTTCAACCTTTTCCCCTGAAATCTGAGGATTTACATTCGGATCATTCGCAAGTGATATCAACCTGTGCCACTTGTCAGATATTCTTACAAGTATGGGTTGTGTCATTGTATCTGTTATCCCATCATGTGTCGGAGCCACCAAGTTAAACAAAGTGTCGCCATTGTTTTGTTGTGTTCTGTTATAGTCGTGACCTTTTTGTTCTACTATATCAAATGCCTTTTTACATAAACTGATATGTTCGTCATGAACTTTCTTTAAAGTAGTCATAATAAAAAAGGGGATTAATCCCCATGATTTTGATAGAATAAATTATCTTCTATCAGTTCTCTTGCTATTGGTTCTGCAATATTAGCCTGTACTTGTTTGTCATGTGGTGTTGCTACTTTATTACCATAGTCCTGCATGAAGAATGTATACTCTTCAAGTATTGGAGAATAATAACTTATGAACCCATTGCCTTGTGGATATGTAAACCCATCATATTGTATAGGTGGACAACCCATTGTATCTTTATAAGATTGTGGGTATTCGTGACCATTACATATCATTCTAGTGTCTACCTTGAAATCACTCTTGGTATATTGTGAATATGGTATTGCACTAACACCTTTTAATGTTTCCAAATGGTTAAAGTTTCCAGCTTTATTTGCATCTGCAAAGTGTAAATATGCAACTGATAGTATTTGATGTTCTAATACTTGTTGTGCTTTACACTCCTCGATTGCCATTGAAAGTTCACCAAGTTGTCCTTCCACATCAATATTGAATACTTTCAAATGTTCGTACTGTGATATTACAAAGGTTCTTTCCGTTTGTATTGCTGATGAATTACCTAATCCTTGTTGACACTCATCAAGTGTGCGTAACATTTGTAGTAATACTGCATCAGGAGTTTTCATTGTACCTTCCTCTAACTTTAATTCAAGTTTTAGTATGGTCTTTTCATCGTCAGTTAGTTGTGGTATAATTACTGGTTCTACATATGTAAGTCTAGCAAGTTCTTTCTCATATACTTCCTCACTTAACACATCCTTAAACTCTTCCAAGTCCTCTACTGTGAATGTGTTATATGTTCCTTGCCATGTGCAATGATATTCTATTGCATCCTCGTCAAGATAACAACTTTGACCAAAGAAATCAAAGGGTACCTGTACAATACTTTCCTCTCCGTAAACATGTGAAGTCAGGGCTACACTGACTAACATTGCTATTATAATGAATTGTTTTTTCATTAAGTAATCTACAAAACTTTAATTATATATGTGTTTATAATTCCAGACCAAACGAGTCTGCAAGGTTTGAGAATCTTCTATACTCATCAAGGTAAAGTCGTCCGTTCTCTGTTATGATATATGTTATCTTATTTTTGGTTTCAATCTTGTTGATAAGATTTGATTGTACTAGTTTATTGGCAAATCTTTTGAATCTAACATGTGACAAGTTGGACTTGTGTAATAATCGTGTGACCTTGATGCCTTCAGCACCTGATTCTGATACTGACTGAAGTATACATTCAGCTATCTGATTAGAATTTCTATATATCATGCGTAAATATTATTGTGATAATATATAAATGTTATTGCCCATTTGATATGATTTTTATAGTCCAATGATTTCTTTCATATATTATGTTACGGAATTGGTATGTTTTCATGCTTGAATGCCTCCATTAACTCCCTATTAGATTCATCATTAAGTAACTCTTTGAATATATTTGGACAGTTGTAAAACTGTATATCTATGACATTACAATCATTCCATTCCAGCATTTTTTTCTGTACTATGTCATGTCCTGATGCCCTAGGACTTGCATGATGTTTGTCTTGAACCCTGACCACCAGTGTTTTGATTGTTTCCCCGAAAACGACAAAGTCCAACGATTCCTTCTCCTGTCTCTCACTTAATGTGTCAGCAAACACCTCATTCATCAAGTCCTTGAACATGTATTGTCTTTTAATTTCAAATATAGGTTCCTTATATATACTATTTAACAATGTATATACTGTATCTTCCCCCTTTCCTATCCAAGAATTATTCTTATCAAGATGCATGTACTATTATAATAATACTTGTTTATAACTGTTAGTAAGAGCCGATTGATTCACATGCACATGGTTCTCCATCGATAGGATATGTACAACCATTGTTCTCCTCATGTGTTTGTTGAGGGTGACCACATTTGTCACACTTACCACCTACATGTATAGTCAAGTCAGCCATATTATTATTGTATATAACAGTCAGTTATAAAGATTCATATTCTCTTGTGAATACTTCCCACTTTCTATCCTTTCCCTTGACGTTTATTGACAATATCTTGAGATGTTTCTTGTCTGACAGAAAATCTACAAAGTCCTGTCCTTTAGCCCACGCATTTGTCTTGATCTGTATCAATATTATGTTGCCGTTCTTGTCAAAACATATACCATCAAACAGATTCCATAGATCCATTGCCCTATACCAATCACCCAATGTATATGTCAAGTCGGTACGCTTGGTGTGTGCCTTCAGCCATATCTCATCATAGCCATGTTCAAGAAGATAGTTTACAGCCTTGCGATTACTGAATCGCATGCGTTGTCTAGGATTCAAAGTGAACAGGAATCAATGCCGGTAAAACAAAAACCGTGTCACGCCTTGGTTATAACATGAATCTATCCTGTTCAATATAATAGGTAATACTTTATCCAATATAAATCAATCCGTTGGCGTACTGAAAAAGAACTGTGTCATGCACTGCTTGTTACAGAACGTGTCTCCCTTGACCAGGAGATAATCTCCACAGTTTGCACACTTACTCTTCTTCAAGATCAGCAACTCCTTTGTCATTAAGTATAAACTCTGCATCTGCCTGAGCATGTTCAGGACTGTCTACCATCCTTGCGATATGTTTCTTCCCTGGTTTCTTAAAGTATAACCTGTACCCACTTGCATGTGCAACCACGTTTCCACCTATAGGTTTGATTGGATCACCAAACATTACCGATGGATCTGACATTACCTGATTGGTAAAGATAACAGTACATTTGAAATAGTATGATATGTTCTTGACGTGAGTCATGAGTCTTGCAATCTGCATCTGTCTTTCTGCCAAAGTCCCCCTTCCCAGATACTCCTCTCTGAACTGTCCTATTGCTCCGTCAAGTACTACAAGTCTTGGCTTCTTTTCTATTAAAAGATCTGACAATGCGTTCACTGTTCCCATCATCTGTTCAGTATTTGGACAATAGAAATATGTTATACGTCCAAGCATATCTTTTGCTTCTTCCTCATCATCAGCATATCCCCTTGCCTGTAAGATTTCCATTATTCTCCTTGGCTTGAATGTATCTTCACAGTCTATCCATACAACATTGTCATTGTCATTGATAGCCTCTACTGTAAGAGTGTTACAGAACTGTGTCTTACCTGAACCAAACTCACCATATATCTCATAGGTTGCCTCAGGTTCTAATCCACCATTGAACAAGTCATCCAGTGCATTACACTTGGTCTTTAAAACGTCAAAGTTCTTTTGATATTCCAGAAGGTCTAATACACTCATGCTTGAATCTCTTATGATACCTTTCTCTTCTAAGAGTTTATGTGATCCCATACACCATGTGTCTGTTGTAGACTTTGTGACTCCTGTTATTTCTGCTATCTCCTTGGAACCTCTCACACATAAATCGATAAGCGATGTTACACCAAAGCCGTTAAGCTTTTTTTCAGTAACAGCACCAAGTCCCTTGAGTTGAGACAGTGACAAATCCAGTTCTTCTTCAGGTTTATCTTCTTCCAGTTCTTCTATCATTAGCACACACTATATTAAAAACACATATTAATATATGTTTGTTATTTGAGTCTCCAAGTTCCGTCCTTGTTTAGTTTGATTACTCCGTTCTTTTCCCAAAGTCCCCAGTATTGCTGTGCCTGATTTCCCTTGAACATTGTGTCATTACTAAGTTCACCCATGAACTTTGTCATGTCTACATTGCCTACACCATTTGCACAACTGTACCAAATCTTTCTCATTCTCATATCCTTTGTGTCCTTTGATGATGTTGCAAACAACAAGTCCTGGTTTACCTCACCCTTCTTTAAGTCATATCCGAACGAGTCATAACTTGCTGATATTATATCCCTTACAGCATTTACATCTGACACATCAACCTGTTTTTTTAACAACAGTTTGGCATGTGCTGTAGACAATCTTATGATTGATTCCAGTTGCCTAAGTCCTATTGTAAGATTCTTCTCATCATCATCACCGACATGTCTCATTTTTTCATACAAGTCTGCAATGTTTTTCTCGACTTCCTTTGTCAGTTTAGGACGAAGTTCTCTTGCATGGTTGAGATATTTCTTTAACAGTTCTTCCGACATATATGTATCATTAATTTTTGCGTCATCAGTGAATGACTTGATTATATGCATAGCCTTTCTTCTGTCATCATCTCTGTGTACCTTGTCAGTAAACAACCATATCATATCAAACCTTGATATCAAAGGTGGGGGTACTTCCAGATTGTCTGAGATTGGCATGTTCAAATCATACTTACCTGACTTTGGGTTCGCTGCGGAAATGATAGTAGTCTTTGATGGCAGTGACATTTGTATACCTGCCTTTGCTATTGATACTGTTTGTTGTTCCATTGCCTCGTGTAAGCCTGACCTGTCATCTGGATTCATCTTGTCAAACTCGTCTATAAATGCGTGACCTCCGGAACATAATGGCAGTACTCCAGCCATTGCGACCATTCTGTTATCAGATAGTTTAACCATACCTATTGTAAGACCAGCAGCTGTTGCTCCCTTGCCTGACGTATACATTGATTTTTGTGTAACCTTGTTTGCAAACTTTAATAACTCTGACTTTGCCATTGATGGATCTCCTACCAACAGCATGTGGGTGTCACCTCTCTTCATTGATGTGGTGTTTCCACCAACAAGTCCCAGGAGTACTGACAGTTTGATTGTTTCATATCCATAGATATGTGGGGCAAACGACTTTGATACCTTGCTGAGAAAATCATCATCCTTGGAATCATTTATTATTTCACTGAGTTCCTTTGGTGTTGGGTATACTGTCTCAGTACCCTCTAGACTTTCCACTGATGCAACCTCTATGTATATGTCATTCTCAATCTTCTTTGGATCTATCACTGATTTGAACAGCCCTGTAATTCTTTTCTTCTGACCTGCGTATGCAACACCTACCTTGGTACCCAACAATTTTCCTATGAGTATTATTGGTGAGTTGTTTTTTGCAGATTCCATTGGTTCCTGCATTACTATAGTCTGTATATCATCAGTCACTATCGTGTTGGTGTCTATGACCATGCCTGCCCTTCTACATTCAGGGTTGTCACACTTTGCAGGTGGCATCTTTCTCTCATTTGTACACTTTATCATTTTATCCATTCCACATATAGGGCATACTGCATTTGCCGACTTTGTATATGATTTTGGAGAGTCTATTGCTATTACTGTTGTGTCAAATGTTACCATCTTGTTCTCGTGTTTACGTGCCTTGATATCATACATGTTGATTGTAGGTATGCCTGTAAACTCTATGTTCAATCCAGAATATACTGTCTCCACATCTACCTTTGAATGAGTCTCCTCAAGAGACATAATTAGTGCCTGTTTTACTATGTCATAAAACTGTCTTCCTGTTCCCAGGAACATGTTTGATATTGTTGCAGGGGTTATATCCAGTGTAAATGTGCTTGTAGGTCTGAGACTTGATATGACTTCAGCATATTTGTAATTGTTAAACACTCCAGTTCCATCATAGTTGAACAGTTTGTTTATACAGTTTTCAACAGTATCACTCAACACATCAACATCAGGAGGTGTGATGATCTTTACATCCTTGTTTTTTGGATTTCCAAATATCATATCCTCATATCCCTTCCAGTTCTTTAACTCAAATTTTATTATATCCTCTCTTATTGCTGACTCTATTGAGTTTCTCTGTCTAAACACCTGACATATTGCATTGAATATTACAAGTTGAACCCTGTTGTCAGTCTGCCCGATAAGTATATCCTTCTTGATATCATCTGTAAAATCATCATAGTCTATGGTTACATGGTGTGGTTGTGCTATAAGATGGTCAATATCATTGACATATGTATACTCACCATCTACCTTGAAATGTTTAAAAAAATCTTCAAACCTGTCTGACATTGCAGAGTTAGTATATTCTGTCATAACATTTTCTCCTGTTGAAATTTGATCAGATTCTGTATCTGTTTTAGTTTACCTTGAAGTTTCTTCATGTCATTGACATTCATTGTTGTTATTGCATCCGTCCAATATTTAGGATCAGAATATATTGATGGTAACATCCTTGAATCCTCAGATTCAAAATCGGTTATCCGTGTGTCAGTTAACATATGATTCTTTACATACTCTCTTGATGCAAGAGCCAACATTGAACTGAATGATATTGTGTTGGGTCTTATTTTATTCAAGTCATCATAGATTGATTCTGCCTCTTTTGATACCGATATTGTTTTCATTTTTGTCATAAGGCTTATAGGAATAATTGACAATATAAAGGTTATTGAACTTACGTAACATTGTAGTGAGAGTTTCTAAGAGTAGAGTAAAGTTACGTAACTTATGTTACATAACTTACGTAACATGGAGAGAGAGATAAAAAAATAAAAAATATGTTTGGTGTGTTTTATGCAGATAATTGTTCTGATTCAAACCAAGTTTTAATTCCCTGATTTTCTAGTTCTTGAACCATATATGTTGCCTTTGATACAGCCATTAAGGTTTTTTTAGTTTCACCATTTTTTGTCCAACAAATATTGATAAACATATGGACAATAGATTCTTTCTAAATATAAACTTGTCTTATTATAAATGATTTTATCTTGGTATTTTATATAAATCTGTATTGTCACAGTGAGGACATTTATATTTTATAACCTCCCCCGACCTTATAAGGAATTTTAATACCTGGGATACGTTACCACAACTCTTGACGTTTGATTCAAATGCCAAGTCAACAAGTTGTAATCCCTTTTTATGCTTAGTCAATGTTTGTAATATCTTTACTCTTGTTGTCACCTTCTTAGATCTTGTACCTGTCTCTATGACACTTGTTAATGTTTTTCTATTTGGTCTTATTGTTTTAGATGTGACCACCGATTTCACCCTCCTCCGCATTGAATGATAGTGTAAGTGTTCCCAATTGAGAACCGATAATCTCGTTCTTTCTATCCATATAACCGTCAGTGTTTTCTATCAAAGTCTTACAAAACGTGCCTGTATTACCCAGATGTATGTCTCTTTCCCAGGTCTTTCCAGTACTCCAGTCAAAGTCATATACCAGTTCAGGCTGATATCTTTTCTGGTGTAGGTGACCACATAGGAACACATCATAATATGCATTGTGTTTCATCTGCTCCATCATTCTTTCCGGCTTGCCTCCACCTGAACCGTGAATAAATAGTATAGACCATTGTGACAATATCTTTTTCTTATACTTTATCTCAAGTCCTAAAACTCCACGACTTCCCATAAACGTAAGTCCGTTTGGAGTACACATTGTATTTTCCAGATATGCCCTGGTTATTTGAGGTATCTTGTAATCGTGATTGCCGTGAAAGAATCCCCAGATTTTTTCATTTGATTGATCCTTATGTATATCTATAATTTTCTGATTGTATTCCTGCCACTTTTGTCTTTGATTATCTATGTCATGTTCTATTGACATGTCTGGATTAAACCTCTTGTCATATGTTGTAATTGCGTCCAACATATCTCCACCAAAGAATGTGTATCTGTTTTTGTCCTTGCATATTGCCTTCAACCTTCTCTGATAAAGCTCCTCATCAAAACCGACATGACCTATATGCACATCGCTGATTGGTTCTAAATGTATAATGTCATCCTTCTTCTCTAAATCTATAACAACTTTCTTGCTAAACATTCAATCTATAATTATATTCCTCTTATTTATTTGTATCGCTATTCAAACAAATTCTTGTTTTTATTGGTCTCTGTTTCAGGCTCATCTATATTCATCTTTTTGTTTTCAGCTCCTCTTAACATTTCCCTAATTTCTTTTGGGGATTTGTATTTCATCTGTACGTCAGGAAGATGATGGACACATGGATATGCCAAGTTGTATTTACTCTTACAGGTATCACAGTATACCCATTTCTTCTTCAGTCTTTCCCTTAATTCTCTGGCATACGAGTCAGACTTGTAATAGTCACGAGTGGCTCCTTCAGACTTTACCCATTTATCTTTTACCTTGATCCAACGCATGTAATCTGTACACTACTACATGATATTAACATTACTCAAAGACACCATCACTACAATCCACGACTGCACCACAGTTGTCACAAATCTGATGACATACCGTCATCTTTTTCATCTCTTCATCACAACGTTGGCATTTCATAATTTAATACTTTTAGATGAGTTTTGATTGATCCCCATGTAGTGGCATCCGAAACAATGTTGCGATGATTCCCAACAATGCCTTCCTGTACAACCTGTTGACTTTGCAGTTTTATGACAGATCTTACATCTCATTATCCACTACCTATCTCTTTATGACAATGACATTTACATGGTTCCAGTCCAGCATACTGAACAGGACATGTAAAATGTTTCTTATCTTTACATGCAGGGTATATCATTTTACTGTTAGTAATAACCTTTCACATGCTTGGTATCTGTACTTGTAGATGTTGTTGTCCGTTCTTTCAAACAGAGTCTTGTTAGTATTCATTGTATCAGTCCATTCCTTTACATGAAGTTCTGTTAGCTTATCCATAATATAAAAAAAGGATTGGTAGTATTTTAGTCTTTGGCTGGATAGAGGGATAATGAAACCATCATTCTACCTGTTCCCTCTGCTTCCTTCTCGACTACATATACATCCAGACCATCTGAGGCGTCTTTACTTACGCACTTCTCTACTGTCTCATTCCACCACTTGCTTTTGGCTTGACCTAATACGGCTTTACCAAATGAATGACGGAGACCTTCAGTAGTTTTTATCTCAGCTACATCTGAACCCACTTGTTCGACGTTCTTTACATTGAATCCCTGGATAACTATTTTTTCTCCAACGACCAATGCTCTTGATTTCTCAAAAGAACTGTCAATGTCTAATACTTCTGAAACATGCATTATGATAAGTAATTATATTAGGGTAATAAAAAGGTTACTCTTTACTTAGAGCACAAACTGTAAGTATCTTGTCTACAAGATTACTACGTATCATGCTAAAAGTATGAGTGTTTTCATCCATTGATGGATAGAGAGATTTTGCCAAATGATGTGCCGTAACGAATGATTGAAGAACTGTCTCTGCGGCAATCTTGATACCGTCAGGTACTTCAACGTCAGGCAAGTCCATTTTTAATGTAGGGTCACTTGCGTTAAAACTTCCACCACTAGTGGTGAATCCTCCAGATGGTTTGCTGAAAGGTTTGTATTCAGATATGGTACCACCCTGTTCTTTAAAGCAATCTTCTTCACTACATATAGCCTTGGGGTTCTTTTGGTATAGAATTGGTACTCCTACATTCCATTCAGATCCACAAAACTTACATGATCCCTTGTATTTTGATGTGAGTTTTCCTCCCATAATCTTGATATAGTATTAACCTCTTTATAAATCTATTGACAATAACATTCTTTACTAAAAACATAGATGAAAAAACATATACAGATATCATTGAACGAACCATAATGTTGAACGGTCATGACGGAAATCATAAGAGTAGTTATGAGGCACTTGAAAGATTTAGAAAAGATTGGCAGTTAAACATTATTCCTGTAACAGATCAGGAAGACTTTAAGGCATTTTATAATCACCTGGATATAGAGGTAAGTGACGGCATAGCATGGGGAGTGACCGGGAGCAAGGTTATATTCATGTTTGTAAACGACAGCAAGAATCCATTCATATTAAGACAGAATGTTATGCCTCTTGCACACGAACTGCTTCATGCCATCTATCAGGACGGTGTTGGAACATATCATATTACCAGAAAATATGACTCACCAGAGGGAAGGGCAGGAACCAGGGGGGCAGCTGCAACCGTTATTGTGCATGACAACTGGTATGGAAACAAGGAAACAATCAAGTTTTGGATAAGATGGAAGATGATTTACCTACCTATCACGATACCTTTTATCCCAATAAAAAAAGCAAAAGAGTTATATAATATATAAGAGGAAAGGATACATGGCTAGACGAAAACTAGGTACATCTAATACTACTATTAGCATCTCCTGGGAAGACAAGGACGAGTTTAGAAAGTTTGCAAAATTTGTAAAGAAGACAAGGAATGGAAACATGTATGAAAGTGATGCAGTTCTGTTTCATAAAATACTGTCATCTTTCAAGGAATACAACAGCAGTACAAGTGAATCAAATTCAACATATCCTAGGATTCAAGTACATGACCAGCAAGATTAAAATCTCTACTTATCCATGATACAGAAATATTATCTGTAAGTAATCTCATACATTTTTCATACAACGGTATAAGGTGTTCAGTTGTTACCCTCCACTTACCATTGATCTGATTTGCCACAAGCAATGAATCAACTTTTATCTGTACCTTCTTTTTACTGTAAACATTGTTACTGTATTCTATACAATATATCAATGCAAGATATTCAAGCTCATTGTTTGTTAATTTCCTTTTTAAACTAGCCCTAAATTTAACCACATATTTTTCTTTTTGTTTATCGTACATACATATGCGTGAACCCCTGGTTCCGCCATCTGAATAAATAATATTCATCTAGTCTATCTTAGGATGTTTATTGGTATAAATCTTTCTACAATTTGGTGAACAATATATTCTCTGTCTTCCTTTATAACGCCAAGGCAGTTGTGTATTACATTCAATACATCTGAATACGTCCTGTTTTCTCACAATGAAATATTTATATACTTAGTACTTAAGTGTTTTCTTTCTTATTACAGAGACCTTTTACACCATACTGTAATCCATATGTTTCTCCCTGTTGTTCAGGAATTCCTTTGGTTCTTCTTTTTCTTTCTGCTACGTCAGAGTATACTGAATTGACTCCGTCAGTAGTAGCCATGTCACCATCTTTGGTTACAGGTGCTTCTTCTTCTAATTTGAATTGTTCTTTCTTGTCTCCTGCTGACTCCTCATAATCCTCATCAGCATCAAATGGTGTACTGGTTGGTATACCACCGTATACTCCTTGTTCTACATCAGATTTATCTTGAAAGTTTCCCATTCGTGCATGGTCTTGAGTTTCTGCATCTCTTGTAACTCCGTCTTCATATGTGAATCCGGTTTTAGTTAAAACATCCTGTAATTCAACTGGTAATTGATTCCAATCTTTTGCAACAAATCTTGGACTAGGTGCTTTAGCTTTTTGTAATACCAATGTTCTTTCAGTCATGTCCATGTCATCCCAGGTCTTGTTTACAATTATGTTCTTTACAAAGAAAGTATCATTGATGTGTATGTTGTGTATCTTGCCATCCTCTTTGACAATTTCAATATAAGCACCACTCATTTTAGTTACAACACCTTTATCATTTATACCATTAACATAAAAGTTAATGAGATCACCTATATGTGTATCCTGTATTTTATTCATTTTCGTACGTTTTGTGTTAGCAGGTAATCCTATATAAGTTTCATCATCGATAGCATCATAGTTGTCTCCTGTTCCCTGAGTATGTTGATTGCCCAAATCACCGTATCCAGCCTCATCTTTTTCCTTGTCTTCAGGTTTTATTACCTCTTCATTGGGATTTTCACCTGGTTCTGACTCTGAACTTCGGTTTGATGGAGGTGGATGTTCCCATCTTTCCAGTTCTTTCTCACCTACTTCAACAGGATCCTGTTCACTGGACGGTACAAATATGTCTCTACCATTAACTGCTGTCCATTTACCAGATTCTCCAGTAACTGGGTGTCTGATACTTGGATGTTTCCATGGTTTGGTAGTAAATTCAACCATTATATATCATTTTAGTGTATATTATATTTAAAGATTAGCCAAAGAACATCTTTTTTATGCCTTCACCCACGTCCAATACATGCCATCCTTCTCCTCCTTGAACTGCCTTACATGCAAGGACAAGGCTGTCGGGATAATCGTCATGTTCATCTGATTTTATCTTCATTATACCTGTCTCTGTATACTCTCTTCTAAGATATGACAACTGATATACCATCTTGTTTATGTTCTTTAATTTGATTCTGTGATTTTCAAACAACAATCTGAGATTCTTATACATTTCTGCCTTCTCCTGTAGGGTAAACATGACACCTCTACATGGCATACCCTGCTCCCTGGAGAGGTCAAGCAACCCTCCTCCCAGACCAGTCTCGTCCACATAAACTGTTTGAATATTATATTTATGTACAAAGTCTTGAAGTCTACCTGCTACATCCACCACATTTGATTGTGATTCAGCTGCAACTTCCTCCAGAAATACGTTGTCTTTCTCATCCACTGACACGACAGTATATACGGTCTCGTCTCTACCAGTCCTTGCAACGTCCACACCCATGAAATATTTTATTCTTCCAATAGGTCTTCCCTCCTGTAATGAATCAACTATAAGTGAGTTTGGTATGAGTGCATCACCAATATCCAGAAATTCCCCCTCAACTTCTTGCACATATTCCTCCCTGGTAAGTCTCTTAATCTCTTCAATAAAGGTAGGGTCTTCCTGCACAAGTGGGTTATCCATAGACTTTACATGAAACTCTTTCCACATTCCCTCTGGGTTGTTTGGTCTGGAGTTCTGACACGCCTCATAAAAATATCCAGCCTTGGAGAACGGTGTTGATGTAAGCCATACCTTTGCCTGTGTAGCCATACCAGATGGAAGAAATGCCCTAAGTATGTCCGTCTTGATGAAGGAACATTCGTCAGCGATAATAACATGTGGTGAATAACCCCTCAATGTGATACCAGTTTCACCTGTTGCTCTTGTAATAATCTTGCTCATTCCTGTATTATCTAAGAAATTAACCCATAATTCCGTCTGTGTGTTTCTTACTATGTATCCCTTTAGGAAGTCATTATTGATTAAGAGTGAACGAATTCTATCAAACATGATGCCTGCCTGGTTTTGTGTAGGTGCGGCTATTACTATGGTACATTCCTTGTTTACGGTCTTTTGTAACAAAGGTGCAAAGAATGCAAAATGTATTGCCTTGACGGCAGTTGACATTGTCTTACCAACCTGTCTTCCACTTCTGTATACTATGAATCGTTCCTTACAATTTACATATTCTTTGTTATATGGAAACAGTTTGTGACCCAGGAAAACATCACTGAATTTTGCGGCATCTGTAGAACATTCCAAAACCGTCTGCATAAAATTTTGACGCTCTTCCAGAACCTCTTTGTCAGGTCTAGCCACTTTGATCAGTCTTCTGTGCCTTTATCTGTCTAAATATGTTAGCAATATCCCCACTCTTGTCATACTCAGTTGTCTCCGTAATTTCTATCTTGCTGTTAAGGTCATTGATTGATTTAACTATACCCAACAATGTATTGACTTCTGACTTTGTATTTCTGTCAGGAATATTACCATCCATCTTTGATTGAGTCAGTGCCATAAGCACATTTTCAAATGACAGTTTTGCCAACATGTCCATCATTGCCTTTAGATCTTCAGGATTACGTGTATCCAATTCTCCTATGAATTTAACAAAGTCGTCTCTTATTCCACAAGCTGCACCCTTTTCATATTTGGGACACTTGCCATTACCACCGTCATCTATTGAACGGTATACGCATTGGTCACAAAGTGCAGGTATGTTTGCAGTCTTTAGATGTTTTGCACTGTTGAACGGTGATATGGTTTTACGTTTGTCCTCTTTTATTACAGGTTTATTATCCACCTTTTTAATCTTGAAAATTTCATTATCAGCCATTTATAAACCAATTAATAAATCAAAACATAATATTTAAGTTTATTGGGAGATAACGTATCTACGTATTTTCTCCCATAGGACGTTGTTTGGTCTAAGAAGGCTACCGTATTAGGGTAATCCTTGACGACCAACTAATATTAAACATACCTATATATATACTTTAGGATGTAAAATTATCATCATAAAATCTATATGATTTTAGTTGTGGCATGTATAATAATGCGAATGTTATTTTAAGCAATGACTTGTAATCACCATCTATAACATCTTCCACTTTGACATTAATCTTTTCCATATTGTCCTTGTATCTCTCACATGCATGACGTAACATCGGAACCATGTCCCTGCCTTTCTCCCCAAAGAACATGGAGTAGGTGTCGTTGCCGTTCCATACCTCTGTCTTTTTTGACATGGCTGCCGATATCCATCCTGACGTATCCAGGCTTTCAAACATACGATTGGTTACATATTTTCCCTTTGCCAATCCGTGGTATTTGTAATTGTATGGAAGTTTTCTTATATTGTCCTCCAACTCAAGTCTTCCTTTTATCTCTCCCAGACACAGATAGTCTCCAGGTTTTGGTTTTAGCATTGCCAGATGGTTTAGAAAATTCTCTTGAAGTACAGGCAATGTCCAATCAATACCCATATCTCTTTCCTGTTTGAGATACTTCATGGTTTCTTTCATGTTATAGAACACGTCAAACTGGGTTGCATAATTATAATATTCTCTTTTGTCTTTCAGGAACTGATGATACTTGTCAGGATCTCCCTTTGTACCTGCCACCATAAACACACTGTCAAACTTGTCATAGAATTTTACAATGTTTGCATATGAATACCTGTGGGAAAGCATGACATTCTTAACACCACATTCATATAATGCTTCTAATGTGGCTTTATTATTTGCATTAAAATATATTTTCAAATTCTCATTTCTCGAAACACCTGTCTTGATTTATTATTTCTTGGTGAAATTTTTAATTTTACTCCACAACATGGACACCATACACCTTCATATTTTATGAAAACTAAACATTTACTACATCTCTTGTATCCTTTCTCAGATGCATATGCAACAGTTTTTTTAGTGGTATATTTCAGTTTACATTGACCTTTACAAGATAGCATATATTATACATAATAACATCAAATATAAATCTATTCTTTATCAACAAATAATTTAAACAATATAGCCTTACGCTTACACCGTCTACAGTCTTCACTTATTGGTATTTTCAAATCTTATTACCAACCATTTTATCACTTGCATATGTAGGGAATAAAGAGGGAATCCATGCATGAATGAATAGAGCAATACTCATAGACATGGCTCTCCACCAATGAGTTCTATATCCCATACAGTTATCTTTTAGATGTTTAAACATCTTTCATCTCATCTCATAACTCCCTTTAATGTCATGATGTAGCATACAGAAATCCATGTATGATTCTTTACAGATTAAACAATATGGGTGTTTTCTTGGTGTGCCTGTTAGTTTCATAATGGAGTTCCATCATTCCATGATTCTAATTGTTTTATTCTTACTCGTAGTTGTATAATTTCATCTTGCATACCTAAGATGTAATCTGCTATATCCCTACTTGATTCACCTTCTTTAATGTTTATTATTAATTCATCATCATATTTTGGTTCATAATCCTTATCGTCTTTAACTTCCCATGATGAGAATCTGTCTTTAGTTAGTTTCATTTACAATCCTCACAATTATCTGGGTCTATACATACAGGGTTATGATTACCATCTCTAGTTGGATGTTTACTATGTCTTTTTCTTATAGTTCTAGTCATATTTTAATTCTCCTGAACCTTTAATCGCATAATGCATAAAACATGTATCAATATAATATTTATCACATATTTTACAATAATAATTATGTTTTTGTTTAGGTTTGGTGTACATGTTTTCTTCTATACATGCGTCTATTATAAATGTTTACCTTATCTTGACCAAGTCTTAATCTTCGTTCACATTGATATAATTTTGACTCTTCTCTATGTCTTTGTATCTTGCATAAGTCACAGAATTTTCTTGTCATCTGACCACTTAATGGTTTATCAATGTCCCCATAATCAAACTTGATTCCACATTCCTTGCAGGTTCTTTTGAATGTTGTCACTCTATATGTGTCCGATTATCCTGGAAACACATTGACGCATAGTCGCACATTCCATCACAAAGGAAGCATCTGGTTCTCTCAGGCAAGGTCTTTAACAAAATTGAATTCTTTATTATCATTGCCTTCTCCTTCATGTCCTGTAATGTTTCTTCTATTGGTGCAAGCTTGAATGATAT